CCCCGACAATCTCGATATCGAAAGGGTATGAGCCAAATCCAAGCCCGTCCGTGTCCTGCGGTTCAATATCAAACTGGTAGCCATCCTCGGTCTGAACGATGCCGCCCGTGGACAGACGTTTCTGGACAAGATACTCCCGGACGTTTTCGCCACGTTTGACTGTCCAGTAGATTTCATCAATCCCTTCGACAGGGTTGCCATCGCTGTCAACGACATCAAAAGCGATTGTTTCTATATCGCCACGGTGCATCTCAATCGTATTTGCCATGCTGTCACCTCCCCTCCATCATGCGGTTAATCTGTATGATAATCGCCGCCCGTCTCGCCCGGTTGATAGCGGTTGTGGGAGGGATGGAGTCAAGTCTGCGGAGCAGGATTTCTATAGTCATGTTGTCTCCTCCTCGTAGTATGTGATCACGCCATTGTATGCGGTGATATACACGCTTGCCATTGAGCTTGACGCATTCGCAAGAGTCAGCTGATTTTTTGCGGTTGTGGGCGTAATGTTGGATAGGCTACCAACAGTATTGATGATTACGCCGCCAGAGGATGATCCTCCAACGTATATCGTGCCTTGCATATCGGAATTTGCGGACATGATATCCAGTCTTGCTCTGCATGAGTTGGGGACGGTGAATGTTCTTGATGATCCTGCCGCTATGCTTGCCGTGTAATTTTTGTAAACCACGGATGTGATGTTCGTTGTTTCGCCGCCGTATGCGTAATACCTATACCACTTATTGACAACGCTTGACACGTATCTATGCCAGAATCCACCTGCGTTAGTATTAGAGAATGCTATCTGCTGAACTGTGGCTGAACTCGCCGCGCCTTGCTTGATAACGAGCATGGTAAATCCTGCGTTTGTAAAAGGCGGGTCTACGATGGTAGCGGCATGGGTTGACGATACGACATAGTACAGCCCCGGCGTTCTGTAGGTGCTTAAGTCTGCTCCGTCAGGGATTTCTATTGCCGTTCCGAACAGAGTACGCATAGCACCGAGCCTGTCTCCAAGCACCTTTCCCTGTCTCGCATCCAGAGCCATGCCGCTCTCCGTGGTGGTAATGTTATTAGCCAGCCCGGAGGAGATCGTCACGACATCCCGCTCAAGGCGGTTCTTGAGGTTTACGCCGTAGATCATCTGGGCTTCGACCGGGAGCTGAGTCCCCTCGAAGTACTCGATGCCGTATTCGTATGCGGTATAGGAGCCATCCACTTCAATGGCGTAGGTGTCCTCGTACTCCTTCACGAAATAGATCCAGTTTGTGTCGTAGTCGTAATCCGCCCCCGTCTCAATCACCGTGGCGAGATTGGCGACTGAGTAGGCGATCCGGTCAATCCGGGAGATCGCCGTGCCGAGGTTGATGTTGATCTCATCCTGTGCCGCTCCGACCTGAGCCAGGCCAAAGGGGAAGTAGCTCTGCATGACCGCTGAAAAGTCGACGGTGCTGACCGTGTAAGGCATGAAGTCGCCCTCGTATCCTTCCATCCAGTCTGACCAGGTGGTATAAACCGCGGTGGTGGAGTCTCCGCCCGTGACAAAGATAAAGCCATCCTCCGGCACCATGAAGCCGTTATTCTCGACAGAGATCGTCTCCCTTGCTCCCGTGACGGTTGTGGCGAATTCCACCGCCGTGAAGGCTCCGTCAATGCGATAGCCATACTCGTCCGAATACCTGACCACTCTGGCATAGCCAACCGTGTTGTTGTAAAGGTTCCATCCGGTCGAGTGAAGCTTGGTCGGGTTACTGTTTGTGATCGTCCCTCGCTCTTCTTTGGTGTACTCAATCGTGATCGTATCGCCAGCGACTGGCGTCCCTGTCACCGTCAGCCCATAAGTAGCAGGATCGACACTCCAGTCCGTGGTATAGACTGTGGTATACGTTCCGCTCTGACTGACCGCTCCAACAAAAGTATCATGATTCAGCGTCGCTGTAATCGGAGTTTCGCCCTCTTCTCTGGGCATCGGAGTCACTGTATGCTCCAGACTCTCCGCCACATATCCTGTATGAATGCTGGTTCCTCTGACTCTGTTCAGCCATCCATCTCCGTCATCCAATGATGCGGAACCTCCCGTGGTGCGGATGATAAAAGAACCGCTCGTTGTTTGGCTCATAGCCGTGTCCAGATTGTCAGCAAGCGCAACCTTATTGATGGTTACATTGTTGTTCACAGGAGCCACGCCGTTCACGCTCAGCACAGCGTCCTTGATCTGGACAAAGCTTCCCTTGATTCGCTGAATCAGCCGAGTGAGTGCTGTGTCTTTTAATACAGGCATTTAATTCTCCCCCTCCATGATAGTATCGTAGATGGTATCCACCTCTTCGGCAGTCATCTCATCCGTGGCAGACTGCTCGACCTCAGTCAGCCGTGTGTCGAGTTGCTCCACATACTGAGCTGCTCCCTGATAGGCTTCAGCGATGGTAAGCGAATCCTCCGATCCATCCAGGGCGATTTCTGCGCCCGTTCTGGAGTTGGCACCGTCAATCGCCTCATCAATCGTCTGCGCTCCCTCTTCTCCGCTGATGGGGATATCGGAGGCGTAGACCGTGATCGCTCCCGTGCTCGTGTCCCGGCTCTTACCGTTTACGATGACCGCTACCGCCTTGATCGCATCGCCTGTAGCCTTGGCATCAGCCGCCTCTCCCGCATGGGACAGCGTAGGATCAATCGGGGATGGGATAACCTCGGCATCCTCTACTGTGTAGCCGACCTCTTCAATCAGCTCCTCCGGGATCTGGTTGTTTGTCTCGCTCATGTTAGACCTCCTTCTGCACGCTCAGGATCGTCAGGGTGCTCTTGCTTCGGGTGATCGTTCTGACCACATCGCCATCTACCACCTGACTGTCTGGGCGGATCGGATTGATGACCACCCGAAGCTCCGTGTTGTAGATGCCGTCAGCCCATGTGTCTGTATCGGAGTTTCTGAAAGCCACGATGAAAGATCCATTGCCGATACCTTCATCATCGTTCAGGGCATACTCACGATCAATCAGAATATTACTGCCCTGCTTAACCGTGTACAGAGCCACATCGCCTTCGGAGAAAGGCTTTCCGCTGGATCTGGTCAGATTCACCTTGTAAGCTCCCGTGTCTCCACGGTGCATAGTAATCGCCGAATTTTCTGGATTAAACTCAAACATCCTCAGCACCTCCCGGCAGAAGTCTGACAGCGATTTCTTCATAATTCGCCCTGATATCGGATACCCTTGTATAGCCTATCCACTCCTGCATTTTGTCATTCGGCATATGGTCAACAATTCGCTGAGTCTTAGCCGGGTTACAAACTATCCCGGCAACCTCTAAGATCGTCATGGTCGGGCTGAACCAGAGCCAGAGTTCCCTGTTATAGCATGATCCGCTCCCCTCAATCTTCGTCCCGTCCGCAAACTCAAGCATCTCCATCCGGCTGTTCCTCCTTTCCATGCTCCAAGATGTAACCATGCGCCCTCTCAAGTGCTTGCATAGTCATCATTAGAATCATCACGTTATGCTTTGTGGGCTGAATCTGAATCTCTTGTAAACTCTGGTATGCCCGATCAATCTCTTCCAAAAGCTCGTTCATGCTGACCTCCATCAATCATAGTATGTGTGAAGCGTTTTATTATCATCCGCAGAGAACCAGTAGTGAGTCCCTGCCGTAAAATAATAGCCGTCCTTCTTGTAATACAGTTTCGTCTTGCCACTTACGATCTCTGCATCTGAATTATTGTAGTAATTCAGCCCTTGATGACAGTAGGTATGGGATGTTAGCGAAAGCGTTTTCGTTTTGCCATTTGATGCCGTAGCAGTCACCGTTGATCCACTTCTTTTCACCGTATCAACCGTGACGGAGTTCACGCCGTTCTCATATGCCATACTGGCATTAATGGCTACCTTGGTGGTGTAAACCGTAGCGTAGCCCTCATCAGACGGTTCTGTGACGCTGATCGGCACCTTGATTACCTGAGGGTAGGAAGTCGCTTCCGGCGCATCCACTGGGATGATGCTAAGTTGCTCGTCCACAGCAACGTTTCCGAATCCGATCTTGTACTTGTTTCCCTGAGGCGATGCCTTGACCGTGAAAACGCCGCCACTCCACCCATCGCCCTTCAGTGTAGTGGCCCGGCTAAAAGTTCCTATCTCCGTTTCTGTCCCAGCATAGTTTTTTGCCTTGAGCGTATACGAATTTCCGCTCGACTCGAGACTTATCTCATAAATCCCGTCCTTAATATCTCTATAACTTACCGACCCGCCACCCCCAGGGATGTTGAAATAAAAGTGGTTTCCATAATACCCATTAAATGTGGCATCAGAATCGGGTTTGCTTCCGGCTATAGATTTGACGTTCACAATCTCAAGATTGCCGATTTTAGCCTTGAGGTTTTTCGTGGTTATTGAATCCGATTCAAGCGTGTCAACTCTTCCCTTGACCGCCCTCAAATCGACAATCGTAGCCTTCTCTGCAATCAGTCCGCTTGTGGTATCCATCCAGTCAGGGAGCGTGTATTTCTCCAGGGTTTTCGGGTCCGTCCCGACCCAGATCCTGTCCCCCTTGATCGCCGTATCAATCGAGTTATCCTTATTGATCTCTGATACAATACCTCCGGCATTGATCGTGGTGGACTGCCCAATGGATACATATTTGCCGTCTTTCCATTGCCAATAAAGCTTGGTAGACGAGTCATAGTAGAGGTATTTGGTTGAGCCGGATTCGGGGAATCTGGATTTGTTGGAGTAGTACTTGACAGGTCTCTTATCCTTGACCGTGACCAGCAGGTCTACCTTGGAGGCAGTGACATCAAGCTGCCCCTTCAGCACGCGATCCTCGTTCTTGCGGTTCTCCACCTCTCCGGCGATCGCGTCTTTGTTGACCTTAAACTTTGAGAACAGGCTGTTCTTGTAGTCATCCGCGTACTGGAGGACACCGTTCTTGTCGATGTAAAGCCCGGCCTGCTCCAGGATCTTGCCGTTCTTGTCCGCGTGCTTGGCCGCCAGCTCTACGTACTCATCCGTCCGCTCGAAGACCGTCCAGTACTCCTTGTTGCCCTTAACCGCGCTTTTGCCGCTCTTCCGGCTGGCCGTCTCCTGTGCCCGGACGAAGCTGACCACTGGATCTTCTGCCGCGCCGAGCTCGATCTCGACCCGATCCGGGTCACGGTAAACGGAGGGCCATGTGATCCCCGTGACATGCTGCTCGACCGTCACCTTATGCTCCGGGACCGCAAGCCGGTAGAGCTGACCAATCTCGACGGAGTCCAGCGGCTCTTTGGTGATGTGGTAAAACTCCCGGCCTGAGATGGTCGCGGAGAATCTCGGATTCTCATGGGAGGCGAGATAGACCTTCGCGGCCTTCTGAGCCTGAGCTTTTGTATATCCCCCGCCGAGGATGTGATACTCCTTAACACCATAAGTCTTCAGCCGACTGGAGTCCACCGACAGCGTGCCAGGATGCTCGGACACCTTGCCATCTTTATCGGTCTCCGCGTCATAGTCCACATAGACTCTGGTGCAGGTATCGCTGTCATCGTAGGAGACGCTGGCCTCCTCGACATTTCGGCTGAGCCGCCCCTCCGCCGTGACCGTGGTGCCCTTCTTCACGACATTCAAGGTCCAGGGTGAGGTCGCAAAGTTGAAAGTCAGGATGTAATCCGGCACCTGCTGAAGCAGCTCCAGGATCGCGGTCAGCACGTTATCGTAGGCCAGATCCACGGTAACCTTCTCCGTGCCCGCATTCGTGCCGATCTTCCACTTGTTGCCCTTGTACTTCTTCCAGATCTCAGCAATCGCGGCCTTGAGGGTCATCTCCTTGCTGAGCTCCGCATTGTAGATCGAGTCTCCGACCTCCGTGATCCCGTGCTCCAGCTCGACATTGGAGATCTCGTCCCCGAAGACCTTGCTCACGGAGCTGACCCGGTAAATCCCTGCAGAACCGCGCACCGTGTACATCTCCACCCATGTGCCGACCTCCGGCGCGTCCTCCGTCCGCACGGACATGCTTGCCGTGCTCAGAGGAGTCGCCTTGAGGCTGACTGACGCGTCAATGGGGGAGATCCGTTTGACCTCCGCCAGATTCTTATCCAGATATCTGGGGAGCCTGACCTGAGTCATACCCACAACCCCCTTCCGCTGATGACCGTCGTGCAGCTGGCATTTGAGGTGACGGTGCACTTCGTGTTCGATCCGCAGGCCGCCCTCAGGTCATCCGCTGAAGCCGCAGATCTTTTCGCCAGGAGCGAATCCGTACCGGCCTTGATCTCAAAGATCCCTTTGTCGTTGTACCCGATCGTGACCACGGTGCCTTTCGGCACGCTGAGCTCCGTCAGGTTGATCGTCCGGCTCCCGCAGGTGACCTTCAGACTGGTCATGGCGGCTTTTGGCGTGACCGCAACCTTCAGCAGCGCGTCCCCGCCGTTGCCGGGCACCTTCAGCGTGCCCGTCGCGGTCTTGCCGGTCAGGCTCAGCTTTGTCTCCTCTATGTTCTCCCAGTAGGGGACTCCGTAGGCTTTAAAGGAGACGGTCAGCGTATCCAGCCACCGCATCGCGCTGGAGATGACCGGGGCCTTGTCCATGACCACGTGCAGCTGCTGATCCTTTCGATCGCTGACCGTCAGGATGCCGCCTTTTCTTGCCCAGGTGATGACCGCCTGGAGGGCCTTCATCCGTGTCGCCGTGTCATAGATCCGCAGCTGGAAGTCGATCTGCACTCCGGCACTCTCCGTATGCGAGCCGAGGACAAAAAGCCCGTCCCCGCTCCCGAGCTGGACCGTCTCAAGCTTGCGCTCCGGCTCCGTATGCCGGATGTCAAGGATCAGGAGGTTCCTGCTGACCGCGCTCAGCTTCTTGTCGTTCAGCGCGGCTTCGTATCTGCTGATCATGGCGCAAACCTCCCCGCTGTCAGTTTTCTGCCGGTCACGCTGTTCGTCTTCGCGGACACCCGGCTGGTATCCATGTAGCTGTTGACCTGCGCTCCGTCCATCCCCTCGCGGATGGAGGAGACGATCCCGCTGGTCAGCTGGGCCATGTTCAGCCCGCTGTCTCCCTGACGGTATCTCCTCGCCTGAGACGCGGTCAGGACCATCTCTCCGCGATGGAGTCTGGTCCGGTAGTTGTCATACGGCACATAGGACAGGCCCTTCGCGTTGCCCACATACCACGTATCGCTGCCGGGGGCCTGCGTGGAGCCGTCCCATCCCTCCTCGGAGTTGCCGCCGCTGATGCCGAGGATCCTGGGGACGATGTCCACAAACAGGTTGCCGACCGCCGTTTTGACGCTCTCCCACCAGTCGATGACCTTCTGCTTCATCTCGTCCACGCTGGGCAGTCCAAAGAGTGCAAGCGTGAAGTTCAGCGCGTCCTTGATCGCGGGCAGGATCTTATCATTCCACCAGCCCTTGATCGTTCTGATCATAGCGGAGCCCTGCTCATCCTGCATATCAGGATTCGGGATCAGCCAGGAGAAGATGCCCTTGATCGCTTCTTTGACGCTCTTCCACCATCCGGCCAGCTTCTCTCTCAGCATCGTGCCGGCGGTGGTCGCGTCGGGGAGTTCAGGCACGCCGAGCACGAAGGACAGCACGCCTTCGATTTTGGCCTTCAGCATGTCCCACCAGGTCTCCACCGTGCTGCTGATCTTGGCCCAGATCTCGTCAGCGGTGGGCCATGCGATGCCGCCATCCTCATCCTCGCCGAAGATCAGCTTCATGATGCCGCCGGCAAGCCCCTTGACCCCGTTCCACATGTCGGTCAGACCGGTTCTGACCTTCTCCTTGATATCCTCCGGCGTGGGCCATGCGATGCCGCCATCCGCGCTCTCGCCGAAAACCAGCTTCAGCACGTTGGTCGCGGCTTCTTTCACGCCGTTCCACATCTCGCTGATCTTGCCAAGGATCTCCTCCTGAGTGGGCCACTTGATGTTCTTGAAATCCGTAACCAGCGTATCCCAGACACCGGCGAGGCCCTTCTCGTCATAGGCTTTTCTGAGCTTGCCCGCGTAGTTGGTGACCTTCTGGATGCCCGTGGTCAGGATCGGCAGGATCTTCGCGCCGATCGCGTTCTTAAACCCGGTAAAGGTCCGCTGCAGGTCATCCAGGCTGTCCCCGTAGACCACCGCCGCGTCCACCGCGTCATCGCTCATGATCAGGCCCAGCTCTTCAGCCCGCTGCCGGAGCTCGTCGATGCTGGTCTCGTTTTGATTCAGCATCGGCAGCAGCTCCATGCCGTTGCGCCCGAAGATCTTCACGGCCAGCGCACTCTTCTGCGCTCCGGCGGGCATCTTCTGGAAGGCCCGGACCACTGCCTCAAACTGGTCCTCCTGGCTGAGCTTGTCCAGCTCCTTATAGCTGACCCCAAGCTCCGCAAAGGCATTCTTGGACTCCTTGCCGCCCTTCGCCGCGTCCAGCACGAGATTGTTCAGGGTCTTCATGCCCATGTTCATACTGTCGATGCTGGCCCCGTTCTGGCTCAGAATGTAGTCCCACTCCTGATAGGCCTTTCGGCTGAGGCCAAGGACCTGACTCTGCTTGTCGATCCGGTCCCCGGCGGCGGACACCTCTCCGGCAAACTCGATTACGGTGTCGATGCCCTTCTTAATCGCTGCGACAGACAGAGCACCGGCAGCCGCTTTTTTGATTTTGCCGAAAGTATTTTCGAGCGATCCCTGCAGGCCCTTGCCGGATCGCTCCGCTTTCGACATCGCGGAGTCATACGCGCTTGTATCAGCGACAAGCTTCGCGACGAGTTCAAATGCTGTCATGCTGTCAACCTCGCTATAATGTCCTCTTTAATCTGCTCCGGGGATCTGGTGTCCTCCGTGGATGTCTCCGGGTAGGCCATCTCGACATAGCTCTCCAGTTTCCAGTCCTCTCCGCCGAGGATCCTGCCGATCATGCCCAGCGCGGTCCCGGTATAGCTCTGCCAGAACTCCATGCGCTTTGTCCGTCTCAAAACGCGCCGGAGCGGGCCGAATCCGTGCCATCCGTATCGGATTAGGCATTCGCAGGCAGCGTCCCGTCCTGCTCTGTCCTGCTCCCGGAGGAGGTAAAAAAACCCATCAGGATCTCCCAGTTCTCCTGGAGCAGATTCACCGCCTCGCGGAAGTTCATCTGCCCGACCTTATCCTTGCCCTGCAGGCTCAGCGCGCCGACAATCTCATAGAAGCTGTCCCGGTGCCGCTGGAGCACGGCCCGCGCGATCCTGGGCAGATACCTGGAGATCCACTCCATCAGGTTTTTGGTGTCGCTCTGGCTGATGTCATCCAGCAGCTTGGCCACCTCCGGGTCCTCCAGCACAAAGCTGACAGCGTCAGAGATGCGGATCGTCGCGTCCGCCGCCTGCTCCAGACTCATGTCATTGATATTCATGTCCATCCTCCTCTTGTCTGCCGGATCAGCTGCCGGGGCTGTCCGGGATTTTAAAAAAAGCGGGGCGAGGCTGATCCCCCGCCCCGAAAGGCCTGCTTACGCAGAGGCCACATCGAAGAACACGACCCGGAAGGGCGCGTTGTCGTAATCCTCGACATTCGCCTGCCGCGCGTGAAATTCAAACGTCATGGTGCCCTCGCCCTTGTCGGTAAAGGTCAGGCTGAAGTCGGCCGTATTAAAGGCGTTGTCCAGCTCGATCAGGACGAGCTTGCCGTCCGCCAGATCGCCGACCCAGCAGAGGCTGGTGATATAGTCGGTCGTGGTGTTGACCGCCGTGTGCATGGTGACCGTGGTCTTCTTGCCGCTGGTCGCGATGGACCCCTGGCTCAGGAGCCGCTTGAAGTTCTGCGGAGTCATCTCCAGCAGCGTGCCGCTCAGGTACGCGTCGACGCTGTCCACGAAATCGGATCCCTTGAAGGGATACCGCATGCCGTCTACCTCAGGGGTGCGGATCTCTCGCGTGACGGTGAAAGATCCTCCGCCGCGCGTCACGCCCAGCACGGTGGTGCCGGTCTGGATCGCGCTCTTGATCGCGGTCTTCAGCGCACCGGCATCCGAGATGGAAGAATAGTTCAGATTTTCCAGGAAGATCCCCGCGTTCAGCTGGAGCTTCTGGAAAGCTTCGGTTCTGATAGGGGAGGTCAGTCCGGGTGCAGACATGGTTTAGTCTCCTTCCTCCGGGTGGTAGCCCGGCGTGTGATATGCGTTGATGGATAAATTGATATAGGCCGATCTGAAATCCCCGTCAGTCATCAGCTGCACCAGGGGGGACTCCGGCCAGATGACCAGGTATCCGTCCTCGAGGGCGATGATCTTGCCCTCTCCGATCTCCGCAGTGATCTGGTCAGCCTTCTGCAGGATCAGGCTGTTGGATCGGCTCCGATCCCACACCTGCGCGTACAGCGTGGCCTTCTGGCCCCACTCCGGCTCCGCCAGTGAGTAGGCGATGTAGGGCAGCTGGACATCCTCCGGCACGGAATCCGTGGTATAGGCCGGGAGATCAAACCCCGAAAAGAATCCTTTCAGGGCCTTCGCAGTCTGATACATGCGCTCACTCCTCTGTCGGCAGGTCGTACATCTCCACCTCGATCAGCCGGCGGTTCAGCCTGCTTGTCGCGGGAGTATGCCGGTCCGTGCCGGGATTGGTGACCCGATAGGTCTGGCCGTTGTCGGCCCTGCGGAAAACCTCATGGTAGTCCAGCTCCAGGCTCTTCGGCACATAGATCCGATACACCCGGCTGATGCCCTGCTGTTCTGCTACCGTGATCTCTGGCGCGCTCTGGAACTCCCATGCCGCCGCAAAGTGCGCGCCCTCTGTCCAGTCGATGATGTACCCGCCTACCGGGTCATCGCGCCGGGCTTTGGTCAGCGTCACGCACTCGACGGTATACTGGTCCAAAAGACTCATAGGCACAGTTTCCTCCATCTGTCCAGGCGTTTTCCGTAGATGCTCTGCCAGCCGATCTGGCCGGCGGAGTCTCCTCCTCCCGTGCTGCCGGATTTCAGCGAGTAGGAGTACCCGTTAAAGCTTTCGCTTGCGTATGGGCTCTCCAGGATCTCGCGGTTTTGATCCACCCATTCTCTGATCTCTTCGGACAGCGCGATAACCTGAGGAGGCACAGCCAGCGCGCATATCGTCCCGGCGAACGTTTCGTCCCGAAGCCCCGCCACGGTAATATCGTCATCATCCCGGAGGCCGTCCGCGTGCCAGGTGTAGACTCCGTCATTCAGCACGCTGCCAACGATCCAGACCTTCTGCCCGTCCAGCAGAGGAGGCATGGGAGAAAGAGCGCCGCCGGAGATCGTATAGGTGCCCGGATTCGGGCTTTTCACAAAGTAGTTGTGGATATACTCCAGAACCTCCTGCAGCATGCTTCTCCTCCTCCGGTGTTATTCTTTGGGAGCCGCTTTGGCGGCCTTCGCCCTGGTAGTTTTGGCCCTGGGCTTTACCGGCTTTTCCTCCGGCGCGTCCTTCGTGACCTCCGCCTGGATCAGTACCAGCCCTGCCGCGTTGGCACCGCTCTCAAGCTCCCGGATTCTCTCCTCCGGGATCTCTCTGCCATCCCAGGGGAAAGGATCCCCCGGGTGGTAGAGATGTCGATCCGTCAGATCGCGCCAGTCAAGCCTGCTGATGTAGCCCATCAGGTGCCGGGCGTGTTGGCGGCAGCCGCGACATAAATCGCGTTCGGGTTGTACAGGGCCGGCATGAACAGCGCGCTGGCCTTCGTCCAGGTGACCGCCGGATCATTCTCCGCATACTGGCTCACATAGACATAGGGGCTGACTTCGCTGCCGGATACCTGCATGAACTTGCTTGCGCTGACTTCGGGCGGATCGCCCCAGATGCCGTCTCCCAGCTTGTTGTCCGCGCTGAAGAAGGTCACCTTGTCCTGCGGATAGAACCGCTTGTCCGTCACCACGGGGCGGCCATTGCTGCCCATGGTCAGCGGCAGGCTGTAGTGCAGGTCATTGATCAGGATGCGTCCGATGCCGAACTCATCAGCCAGATAGGCCTCCAGATCCGCCCTGCGGATCAGCTGGCCGACCATCAGCGACCCGTTGATCGCCTTCTGGATCGAGGGATCCTTGCGCAGCTTGCTGATCATCGCCTGGCTGGTATAGATGCCGGTAATCGGCACGCCGGCGGCAGAGGCTTCTTCGGTCAGGGCCAGCAGCTGCTCGTCGATGGGAGCACTCGCGCCCGCGCCGAAATCCAGCGTCTTCTGCAGGTTGGCCTGCGGCACGCCGTAATCCACGGTCAGATCCAGGCCGTTCTCCTTGATCGTGACCTTGCCGGTGGCCAGCATTTCATTCTTCGCGACCTTGGAGCGGGTGAAAACCTCCTCGCTCAGGTTGTACGCGTCGTTCAGCACCTTCCTGCGCAGCTCGCTCTCACCGGTGACTCCGCGCCCGATCAGGGCCCGCAGCCGCTCGGACTGGTCGATCTTGACCTTGATCAGGCCCTTCTCGACATTGTGGGTGTCGATCGGCACCCGGAGGGTCTTCTGCGCCTCCACATCAAAGGCGTGGAACTGGGCCATGACAGGGAGCTGATATTCAGCCGCCATGCTCTCCCAGTAGGCGATCAGGTTGTCGGTCTTCACATCGCCGATCAGCTGATCGACAGGATCATTGGGCCGGGTCACGTCATAGCCGATCTCCAGCAGATCCTCCGGCTTAACGAGGCCGAAAATGTTCTCTTCAAACATGCTCTTGTTCTCCTTTCTCCAGTGTCAGATCAATCGCCCTCGAACACGGGCCGGGTGACGGTGGGCACCGCTTTCGTCACGATGCCGGTCAGCGCACTCGCCGCCGCGCTCGCGAGAGCGGCAGGAAGACGGCCGCTGTAGACCACTCCGCGAGTAACCACGGACCCGGCAGCCGCGCCGTTGGTGACCTCAACGTCCTCATACAGGATGCCCTTGGCGGTCCCGTCATTCGCCGGGATCACCGCGCCCATGGGGACGATCTTGCTGCCATCCGGCAGAGTCACGGCCTGAGCATGATTGGCCGCGATGGTCATGGATTCACGGCTGCACTTCTCTTCAGCCAGGAACCAGCCGGGAGCATAGCCCCGATTCGTCTTGTTACCGATAAAGCTCATTCGTTAGCTCTCCTTTCGCTTACTTGTTCTGCGGATTCGCGGGGGCTCCGTACCGGGCGGCATGCCAGGCTGCGGTCATGGATCTGACTCCTCCGTCCGCGCCGCCGTTGTCTCCTCCTGGAGGAGGATTATCCACCTGCTGCCCGCGCTGGCGAGTGGTGACCTTGAAACTGCCCCACTTATCCGCGATGTCCTTCTTCAGATCCTCGATGCCGTCCAGCGTGCCGTCCTCCTTCAGCTTCATCTTGCCGTAGTCGGTGGCATTGAGCACTGCATCCAGGGTCTTTTCGCTGATCTTTTCCTCGACCAGCAGCTTCTTGTAGGCCGCCCTGATCTTGGCCGCCTCGGCATCCTTCGTGACCTTCTCCTTGTAGTCCGTCAGGTCCTTAACGGCCTGATCGTACTTGGCTTTGTAGTCATCCTTTTTGAGAGCGTCCAGCTCCTTCTGGACTCCGGCCAGCTTCTCCGCCTCCGCTTTATATTTTTCAGCCTCGGCTTTATACTTTTCAGAAGCTTTGCGCTCGTTGTCCAGCTCGTCGAGTACTTTGTCCGTGGTCTCGCGTTGCTTTGACAGGATTTTCTTGGCGATATCCTCGTTGTACGCTTCTCCAAGAATTTCCCGCAGGTCACTTCTTCCAAATGCCATGTTTTCTACCTCCCCAGTCCTTCGGTGGGCAGTCCTTCGCCCCCGGTAGAATTTGTTTTGGGCCAGTCCTTCGGCCTTCACCAAGATTTTCCAACATTTGACAGTTGTTAAAAAGGAAAAAAAGTGGAATAAATGCGCGCTTTCATCCTCATTTTTGACATTTTTTCTCAAATCAGGGCATAAAAAAAACACCAGGAGGTTATCCTGGTGTTTTGCCCGGTGGCGTTACCAGCACCACAAGGCGGAGAACTACAGATGGTTCAACTGTAGTTTAAACCAGTTTTAAAATGATTGCAAGCACCTTGTAGCCACCATTCACTTGATCTTCGCCAGTTCGCTCTCAATAACGGCTTTATATTCTGCCCCATGGTTTTCCGCAGCCGGTCTAAGGAAAGGACGCGCTTTCATTTTGTACGTCCCAAGCTCCACAAATTTTGAATAATCCACCGTGCTGCCAATGACCTCCGTCTTCTCATCCCACTGCTCATGTGTGATGCTGTTTCTCAGCGTGCCGCCGTGATAGCCTGGGATCCCGGTGCTCTCCGGTGTGCCGACCGGGGCCAGCTGCTTGGCGTAGGTCTCCGCCTTGCCGCCGCAGATCTCCAGGGCCCTCTTCATGGCTTCATTGATGGCTTTCTTCGCGTCTGCGCTGTGATCGATCCACTCCACGTCAGCCATGCTCTCACCCCCGATCCTTGAAGAAATCCTTCCAGAACGGATTCTCCCGGTCAAAAATCTCCCGCTGTTCTTTGGTTAAAGCCCACGGATACTCCTCAAAAAGGTTGAAGATCCTTTTCTTATCGAACGTGAAAAGAAACTCGCCGATGACATCCGGTTCTTCCCACCAGATCTGATCCTCCGGCTCATTCTTGTAAAACCTGTCACCGCTCATGTCCGCCGGCCCCCTTTCGCTGTTTGTCAGCCGCCGTGTTGATGTATCCAAGGCACTTGGTGAACCGCTCGTTTCTGGCCATCTCCTCCACATCCATCATATAGGATTCTGCCTCCCAACCGGTTCCTCTTTTCGGCGCGCCAAACCTCCGATTAAGTGCCGCATCGACGCTGCCGTATCTGGAAAACGGCATCCATCCGTTCTCATATCCGCTCTGCAATTCAAGATACTCAAGCTGGCCCTCTCGCCTTCGGATGATCGCCGCGTGTTTGGCGCATTCAAAGTAGTATTCGCGCCCCTCCTGCGCCTGCTCCAGCACTTTCTTGCCTGCGGTGATATAAGACTTTGCTGCGGCCATCTTCACATCCGCCCCGTTCTCCTTAAAGCTCCGCAGCATGCTGACGCATTTTCGGGAGAAGACTGACCGGCTGCCTCCGTCTCTGAAGTCGAGCACATCCATCCCGGCCTTCTGCCCGACATAGGCAAAGCCGAGAGAGGCACAGGAGCCCTTTGTTTTATCTCCGCCGCACAGCTTCGAGATAATGGCATTCTCCTCCAGCGGTTTCTCCAGCGTGTGCACAGGCACCCAGTCCACCCGGTTTATCTGCAGGGCTTCGATGGTCTCCTCCATGCCATATTTGCTGACGATGTGCTGCCGAACCGCCTGCCGCTCGTCTGAGATGGCGTTCAGCTGCTGAGAGATCGCGTACCGCTCCGGCCCGGGCGGAAGGCTCCCGTACCGCCTGATAAGGTCTGCCTCCCGGCTGTTGATCTCCGCAACCGCCTGTCTGTACTCCTCGTCCTTGTGCTTGTACGCCTCATCATACGCGTCAGGGGTATACTGTTCAATCACCTCCGGCTTCTTGCGCAGCTTCTTCTCTAGCTGGCTCTCCGCCTGCGCGTCCCGCTGTTTGCCGGGGATCTTCATGCTCTTCTTCCACTCCGCGTAGCTCATGTTCTTGACATAAGCCGGTCTGGATCTCAGGTTGTCATCCTCGTCCCGGTAATACTCCGCCGCGATCCGCTCCGCGTCCTCCGAATCCGGGTACTCCTCGTAGACATAGCCCAGCGTGCACCTGCAATTCCAGACCTGCTCACCGTCCGCCTGCGGATCGCCCGGATACATGATCTCAGCCAGCGATCCGTCCCGGTTGTGGGTGACAAAAGGCTCGTCGATGTCCACCACCTGACCGTCCAGCTCCTGATGCGCGTCTCTTGTTCTCGCGTCCAGGGTGGCGATCCACTTCTTCTTCACTTTGATCCCCATGCCCTGCGCCCGGTGCATGGTGTCCATCCGGCCCGCGTTCTGCGCGCTGGTCATCGCGGTCGCCGCGTATCTGGCCATGGCCGCGTCGTTATCCTGGGCAGTCTCTCTGGCGATCCTCGCTGTCATCTCCGGCAGGCTTTCGCCCTCGATGATGCTGTGGGTCACCGCGTTGGAGATCTTCTGCCGGTTCCAGGCCCGGTCCTTTTTGCCGTTGACCACCTTTCGCGGCATCAGCTCCGGCTGCTCCCGGATCAGCTTGCCCACGGTATCCTTATCGTAGACGGAGAATCCGTATCCGATCCCGGTCTCCCTGCTGAGCCTGTAGGCCTCATAATTCGCGTTCTCCGCGAAGACATCCATCTTTTCGCCGTTGATGACCCGGAGGGCCTGCCGGTTGGCATCCTCCAGGGTCTTCGTGGCCTGCTCCACCTTCTGCCGCCAGATGTCGCTCTGCAGGACCTGCATCCTCTTCCAGTCATCGTAGGCCTCCTGCGTCATCTTGCCGGCCCTGACCTGTGCGCGCTTCTCCTGATCCTTTCGGGCGAACTGCGCCTGGAAGTCCTTCATCTGCTCCGTCATGTCCTTCCGGGCCTGCGCGTAGATCTTTACCAGCCGGTCCCTGACGCGCTTCTCAGCCTTCGCCGTCGCGGCATCCCCGATATTCGGCATCAGATCGCCTCCTCATCCTCCGGCTGGAGCGTATCGTCAAATCGGTTCATGCTCGCCGCGTCCGTCCGCGCCAGGATGCCGTCTATCTCGTCCACGGTAATCCAGGGCAGCTTCTCCAGGATGGTCTGCGGATCCAGATACTGGGCCGCGCTCATCACCATGTCGGTCTGCTCTCGCTGGTTGCTGACCTTATTGCGGACGAAGATCGGCGTATCGTCGATGCCCATCATGTCCAGGATCATGCGGATAGCTTTTATGATCTGATATTCAAAGGCATCCGCCTCCTCATCCATGGGCCAGTAGGCTGCCTCGATATGATCGTTCGTGGCTCCGGCCTCGACCGTGTGCACATCAAAGCCGCCGAAGTTCTCATAGATCTGGTTCCTCAGGCTGGTCAGGCACTCCTTGCGCGCGTTGTAGGGGATCTCCTGCGTATAGGGCGTGATGCTGCTGTTCTCGCCGTCCACCACGGCCACATGCTGAAGGATCAGCCTGTCCAGCAGCTGCCGGCAGTTTTCTGGAGTCATGCCGAAGGCCCCGGAGATCAGCCAGTAGACCTGCGCGCAGTCCTGGATGTCATTCGCGAAGCCGCTCAGCACCAGATCGTAGGCATCGATCAGAGGCCGGAGATTGTCCAGCGCGCTGTCCCGGTTCTCCCCGGAGTACAGGGGAAAGATCGGCAGCATGGTCAAATCGTTTGCCCCGGCGATCTCCTCGCCGTACGCCTCGCTGGTCTGCACCGTGACCACGTAGGGCTGGATCTCCGTCACCGGCTCCAGAGCCGATACGCCGTACTTCTTCTCAGGAGTCTCATACCTGATATACCCCTGCTCCGTGTAGAGGATCGCGTTGACAGGCCGCCGGCCCCAGTCCAGGCTCCAGAAGCGGATGCCGCCCCGCAGGGCTCCGGTGTGCTCGTCGTAGAGGGGGAGGAACTCGGTCTTTTTAAACAGCGTATACTCCCAGTCCTCGCTCTCATATCCGCGATGCGCGTACAGATAGGCCGCGCCGTTGCCCAGGGCCCAGTAGGCCCACTGATAGACCACCTGGTCGAAGTCGTTGCCCAGCAGCTCCTTGGTGGGATCCACGATTTTCACGGTGCCGTCCTCCGCCCGCTGCTGAGTCTGTCCGGCAAAGCTGAGCCCATTGCCCAGAGAATAGCTGCACCGGTCTGTCACCAGCCGATGGATCAGCCGGTTGCGGATCTTGGTGTTGGTCTTCGTGAAATCGTTCTCAGGCACACCGGCCATGTCATAAATGACCCGCATGGTCTGCAGGATGGATACATTGCGTCCCGCCATGTACTCCGCCTCGTCCAGAGCTTTCCTGTACTCCTTGCTGCTCCGGTAGCTGATAATGGCCTGCTGCAGCCACTTGGTCTTGTTCTCCGCCTTTTCATAATCCTGCCAGGTGATCATGTCCTTTTGCTCCTTTCGTCCGCCTCGTCTGCCTCGTCTGCTTCATCTGTCTCCGGCGATGGGTCCATGCTTGCGCGCCAGGGCAGCATCCTGTCCCGCCGCGCGATACTGTCGTAACTGTCCAGGATGGTCTCCAGCTCTTCTCGGTCTGGCATTTCCAGCTCCTTTCTCACCGTGAAAACGGTGACACATAGTCCTCTCCTCCGCGCCGGTCCAACAATCTGCAAACGCAGGCCGCCGAGTCTGGGGCATCGTCATGCTCCGCGTCCTCCGTATAGCCCATGATCTGCCGGAGATAGTCCTGATCCGTACCCTCCAGCCATCTGATATTTCCCCACCACTTGCGCAGGAAAGTGGAGATCTTCAGATACTTGTTCTCCTTCTCGGTATAGGGGGCCGCGCCGTACCCCTTGTTCACGATCTCCCGCGCGAGATACCCTTTATCGCCGTTCTTCTCGCAGTAGATCGGCCCGCACATCAGCCGCTGGGCCTCCGCCATGCAGAAGTCCAGCACCGTGTCGACATGCCCGTGCCACATCCTGCCATAGAGGTACAGGATGCCGCCTCTCCTCCGGCCGCAGGTGAAGGCGGTATAGTCCTCTCCGCCGTAGGCCGCGTCGATATGGCAGATTCCGTCCCGGAGCAGCTCATCCGGTATCGCGTCCTCGCGCTTCAGCACATCCTGCGCATCCTTTTGCGAGACGTAGATCGGCGGGTCCTTGAACAGCGCGTCCTCCGCCGCGATGTGAACCAGCTCATAGTTGGCCGCGAAGAGAGAGGGAGCCATGCTCCGCCGGAGCTCCTCGATCTGCTCCCGGCTCAGCAGCTGGGTGCGGTAGCAGTCCCACTTCTCCGCCTCCGGCATCAGGCAGAATGCGTCCTCCGGGTGCCAGGGCGTGCCGGTGTTGATGATCCGCCCGCCCGGATTGCGGATATTCAGCAGCTCCTGATAAATCCCTTTTGTCCGCTCGCGCTCCGCTTTGCTCTTGCGGTCCTTGAGGTTGATGATGTCATCGGTAAAGATGAAGTCAAAGTGCTTGCCGGTGATGGATCCGCCGATACCCATGCCCATCAGCTGACTGGTGCCTCTTGTGTCCGTGGTCAGGTTGGTGCTGATCTCCATCGCGTTGTCCGTGGTCAGCTTCAGGTTGACCCCGTAAATGACCTGCACGAAGTAGGCCGTCTGCGGCATCTGCAGGATCTTGCGCACCTGATTGATGATCTCTTTGACATCGTCATCCGTCTTCCGGGCGAAGAGGATCCGCTTGTTTGGATAGAGCACGATCAGGATCGCAAGCGCGATACTCAGGCAGGTGGTCTTATAGGATCCACGGTGCCCCTGGAGCGTATAATCCCCGGTCCCGCCGATCATCCTGCGCATCCAGCCGTTGTGGATCTCCGTCAGCTTGCCGAATCCTACCATATGCCCGAATTTATACGGGCTCCTCACCAGAAAGCGCACCGCGTCAGCTCTTGTCATTCGTCCCTCCGTCAATAATCTGGCTCCGTCATCTGCGCCGCTGCGATCAGGTCCTTGCGAAACATGAACCCGGCAAAGCAGAAGCTCTTCTCTCCGAGATCATCCCCGGTCCTCATATAGGCCAGCA